CTTCAACCCCTAATTCTTCCATACGTTGTTTAAACTCATAATCTGCTTTCTTCAACTTCAACAAATCACTAGGTGTTGCTGAAACTAAAGCCTTCTCCAACTGAGCTTGCTGTTTTTCAACCTTAACGTCGGGTTCAATTCCTAAAGCTGATAAACCTGCCTGAACAGCCAATCCAGCAACAGGCGTTCCAAAAGCTGAAGCTATTAATGGAGCTACCGTAGACAGCGTATCTTTCCAATTAAATGACATATTTAAATTCCTTTTCTATTAAACTTTGATTTTTTTCAAAGCAGTTATTGTTTTAGCAGCTTCAATTTTAGTCTTTAAAGTTTGGTATTTTGTCCAGTTTGTTTGGTTTCTAAGTTCGATTGCTAAATATAACGACTTTATGTCCTGAGCAGTGAACAGAACTAAAGAATTATCTAAAGCTTTCCACTTAAATTTTGTCGGTACTACCCACCCAGCTTGGATTGCCGAAATTTTAGCAGCTAGTGCATTAACAGAATTAGAACCAGCTTGGTATTGTACATTTTTATAAGTAACTGGCGATTCGTTGTTTGTATTCAGCACATCTAAAGCTAGTTGTAGTTTGTTTAGTTTGGCTGTTTGCAAAACCAAAGCTTTGTCAGTATTCACTGTGCTTGTAACTAAGTCAAAAGTGTCAAAATTCGGGTCGAACGTGTCAGGAATCTCCACAAAGTTCGGGTCTTTTATCTTATCTTGACACAACGCATGTTGAACTTGGTCCGCATCAAAATAGTAAACTTCTTTAGTAGTCTTGTTGAAAAATTTCATAAATATATCCTTATTTTACCAAGTTGCTACAGCTGTGACGTTCCCGTTGGTGGAGCCTCTGTCATTAACGGAGTAAATTGAACCAGGTGGTACTATAAATGTACCTTGGTTGTTGTAAACCCACGAACTGTTAAATCCGTTTTGTGAATAGTAAGTTGCTACTATTATATTATCGACATAGCAATCAACGTGGTAAAAGCTGGTTGCGGTAGTAACTGCAAGTGCTACATTTACTTGAACAATATTATTGCTTGTGTTTGTATAATTTATGTTTTTAGTTAACGAAAGTGATGTGGTTAACGCAGAATATTTAGAACCTTGGATCAAAGCTTCTACAGCTGCTGTTTGCTTGGTAAAGTTTGTAACTACGCCAGCTTGAACATTCAACGTCCAAATGTCGCCGGTAGTTACAATGTTCAAAGCAGAAGCACGAACCGTGTAGAAACGATTCCCAGAAACATCACCTGAATGTCTTTGAATTTCTAAGTGGTACCAACCTAACGGTAACCCTCTACGACTAGCAACTGTACCAGCTGCCGTATATTGAACGTCGTAAAATCCACTACTTGTAGCGAGAGGCAAAGCTCCTAAATCCGTATTAGTAGCTAGCATTACGTTTTTACCGTTATACGCTTTCAAACCTTTGAGTAAATTTCCACCAGAATCTAAAGTAGCAACACCGCCAGCAGCTCCTTTTTGAGATAGTGGAATACTAGCAACCGCGGCTGTAGGTACATAACCGCTAGTCCATTGAGCAGCTCCGACAGTTACGTCAGTACATGTGAATGCTGTATTCGTACTTGTGTTGATCCAAATGGACCCTATTGAATACCCAACAGACGAATCGCTAGTTACCGAAGGGTCAATTGTTGTACTCATGTTCTGTTTGTGATAAATTGTGTTAGTTTCGTGACCGGTGACAGCTGCATTCAAGTCAGCCAAAGACGGTACAACCCTAGCTGTTTTTTCAAACAACCCTTGTGTGTTTTTAGTAAACAACTCACCTGATTTTTTCTCAAACACAGTTCCAACAGCAGCTGCTGTAAAATCAGCAACACCCGTCAAATTACCACCACTCGTTTTAAATGTGTAATTTAAATAAAAACTCATCTAGATTCCTCTGTTTTTAAACATATTTATCAACCCTACGCTTGTACTACGATGTTAGCAGTTCCTGTATTATTCATAATCAACTTGATGATTTCAGCTACGAACATAGGTTTGACTACAATATCTGCAATTATAGCATTTGGGTTTTGTGGGTCTGTACTTACCAAAACTCTAAAATCTGCCAACCCACGAGCTGCTTTCACGTTGTCTAAATAAGCTGTAATTTGTTTAGCGATAGTGTCTTGGTTTGCTAAAGTGTTCAAAGAAAACAACTGATTTACCATAATTTTACGAATATCTTTTTCAATATGGTTAAACATGCTCCGAACATTAACTCGGTTGAAAGAAGTGGGTTGAACTATGTACGTTTTCTGAGTGTCTACGATTTTCGATTTTGTTAAATTCAACCCCAAAGCGTACAACTCTTCACGTTGACCAGCACTTAATTTCAAAAACGTACAGTTTAAGTTTTTCAAAACACCATAAGTCATCCCAGCACCTGGAATCCACGGATTTGTCAAAGAAGCTTTGGCTTTCAAACCTGCACAATCACCAGCTAAGTTGATAATTTTAGCCCTTGATGAGAACTTGTCGAATTGTACTTTAACATCCACCATGAAATAAGCAAACATGCTGTTTGGTATGCTACTTGCGTAATCTTTAACACTTTGAAATTCACTCAAGTTTAACTGTTTTATCTGATAAGCGTAATTAGGGATGAATGAAATCGCGTTAGTCCCAGGTAACGGAGTAGATGTTAAATATGGTTGTATCACACGTTCGATTAAAGAAGTTGGGTAACCGATAAACGCAATACAATCCCGTCTAGTTTCAGCAACCGCTATCGCGATACCGTTAGCTCTTTCGTTACCGATGATAATATCGATGTCGTAAAATCCAGTATCTTCATAAGTCGTATAAGCATCTAGCAATTCAACATACCTAGGAATGTCATTAACACCGCCGGACAAATACATCAAAGTACTACCGTAAAAAACAAACGGTGCAAAATCATAAGTACCCGTCAACAAACCTAAATTCACGTTAACTTGGTTGTTCCCAACTTGAGGTTGTAAATTATCAACGGTTCGCGTGTTTGTCAAAGTTTGCATATTCAACTGACCTGAATTACCTGCAAAATCAACCAAATTAACGATCGGTTTTGGTAAATTAAACGAATCATATTTAACGTACACGTACAAACTTTGTAAATTCAAATCAGCTAACATACCGGCTTGTTTGTGGAAAGTTTCAACTAAAACACCATTTTTAAAAACACAAACTCCGAAATAATCAACACGTACGAAAGCAAAAGCTTGTTGTGCTGTAATTCCATGTCCTAAAACCACATTTAAGTCATATTCGGTTTTAGTAATCATAGCGACTGTGATGTCATTACCCCAAGTTCCTGGAGTTTTTGCAAAAAACGCAACTGGTAGTTGTTGATTTACAACAATCCCTGGTTCTTGAACTAGCCAATCCTCTTGGTTGTTAATAGCCAATTTTAAAGTATTATTACTGGCATTAACTCTATTTACACCGGATTCACGAGTTACCCAAATTCCAGAAGCGTATGATAGATAGTTGTAAACTTGGTACCAATCGTTGTAAGTGTCACCAACTCCATCTCCAAACATATCTACAAAAGCTTTAATCGTAGTTATGTAAGTGGGAATCCCAATCGGGCCCTTTTCAAAATGACCTACAAACGCAGCAATTTCACCATAAGCTGTCTTGACGTAGTTTTCATTTATAATGATGTTTTCGGTTATTTGTACTGAAGGAGTTAATTGCATAGTTGTTATTTATAACGGTGTGTGATAATATAAATCACCGAACACGCAATGTTGGATTAGCAGAAGCTGACGTGTTCACCGTTTCGATGTTGAAATAGTTATATTTGACTTGAACTGGGAGTAAAAATTCGGTTTCGTCACTAGTTGAGTTTAAATCTATATCACCTATACTTTCAACCCGACAAGCGTTAAATACAATTTTAAACAAAGGATGACCTTTGGAATCATTCATCTGAACCCAAAAATCAAACTCAATACTGGCAAAAGACCCACTCAACGGATTAACTGTGTTGAAAATCTTCTTAGTGAATTCGTGATATATTTGAAAATTCTCATCAACTAACAGTTCAAAAGATAAATCATTAAACGTAATAGAATCACCAGTTAAATTCAACCGAGTACCACTCCGACCCGAAACTTGCGGGTGAGAAAAAGACATCCCAGGTATGTTAACAGATTGCAAATACATCTCAGTAAGCTGCAAAGCGTCACTACCAGCACTAAAATTAGTCCTCTGTGCGAAATTATTAACGTTCATAGACGTTCAAAACTTGAGTAAACCATTCTATTATTTATAACATTACTAAAAAAAACATTAAGAAATGTTTGTGTATTTACGTATCGAAGTGTTTTTAATCTTAACGTGACGTTTTTTAACACCTCATCGCTAACTCTAGCGTAGTAACGGGTAGTTTAGAATCACCAGAACTGTGTGGTAACAAACCGTTATATTCTATACACAAACCACTCTCTACATGAATTATGTCTACTTCTTTTGGGTGAATTAACACACTGTCGTTTTGTTTCACCGTACCAATAGGATCAATTTCACGGACAAAATCGCAAACTATTCAAGATAGATAATAATGTTGATTTGTCCATGGTTATATTATAACACATTAAAAACAGAATGTAAACAGAATGTAAACAGAAAAAAAAACGCCCGAAATTGGACGTTTTTTAAGATTTTGCTTAAGTTTAAAGATTTTTTTCTTAGAACCAGTTGAACAGACTAACAAATTTTAACAACCTTTTAAAAATACACCAGTGTGCCGAAACACACCAGTGATTTTAAAATTATGCTAAGATTATGCCAAAACGGTATGTAAGAAATTTACACCAAACGAACGCGAGTAAGTTGATGCTCTATCGTTCGATTGAGGGCTTGACAAACCGGGAATGGTGTCCAACGCGTATCTTGTTTTTGCAATTACTGCTGGTTGTCCAGAATCTACGTTAGTAACTTTTGTGAAAGACATCGGTACGTATGGTGCAAAGAATCCCATAGCATCACGACGATCTTGACCTTTGTACATAACTGTGCAATAATCAGCAGTTGCATATTGGTCAATTACCACTTTATAGCGACTGTCATACACACCTGCAATACCGCCCGAAGTTGGAGCACGAAGTTCGCCTTCAACGGTTGCAGTTTTGAAAGTACCGACTTGTTCCAACATAGTTGCAACTTTAGGAGAAACAATCAAAGTGTTACCTTGACCACGTTTAGTAGCTACGCCAATCAAAGCAGCTTCTTTAGCAATTCGAATAGCTTGAGCACGGTAACGTTCAATTTCCCAACGTCCGTCAGTTCCAACAGCAGCACTGAAAGCAGTGTCTGGAAGTTGAGTTGAGTTAGTATTTACGAAGTTAACAACTTCACGGTCAATTTCAGCTTGCATTTCATAAGACATCAAAGACATGATTTCTTCATCAGCCAAAAGACCATGTTGAGCTTTCAAATCTTGATACATTTCAACAGTGTACTGACCTTTCAAAGCGCGAGAAACTGCAGTTACATTTTTACGAGCGATTGAGAAACCGATTTCATTCATGTCAGTTCCAAGAGCTTCAGCAGTAGCTGTTGCGTAAGAACCAGAATAACCGGGCAAGATAGCACCGAAAGAAGCTTCGTTAGTGTAAGTTGCTACAACTACTAAAGTTTCAACAACTGCAGCTGCAGCAGCACCAGGACCAACAATACTTGAAAGAATATCAGCTACTGTTAAAACACCAGAAACTACGCTAATCAAAGCTTTACCAGTCACGTTGTCTACATATGCAACAGTACCAACGGCACCAGAAACATTACCCGTAATTGTACTACCAACTACCAAACCACCAACAATTGGAGCTGAAGTTGTGAAATCAATAATTACAGCAGCACCATTAGGTGAAGTTGCAGTTAACGCATTACCTGTGTATTGGTTAACCAACGCGTAGATAAATCCAGTGGGCATTGACATAGGTTGAACACCTAACAATTCGTTAGCGATCAAATTTGGATAAACACGACGTACCATAGGCATCAAAATAGGTGTAAATTGAGCCACGTCACCAGTCAAAGTACCTTCGTTTACTAAACGTGCATGTTCTTGACTGGTATTTTCCAACATCATCTTCATAGCAGCATTGTCGGCAGCTGACAATGAAGGATATTTCTTACTCTCCAACAAAGATTGGATATTTTTCATTAAATTCTCCTAGAATTTTTTTTTATAGCAAGTGTGAACAAATAAGTTCAGCGCTTACGTTTTCATTTAACGTGCTTGGTACTCTAGATACTATTGATGGTCTCACATTAGGAACCAATTCTTGAGCTTTGACGCCAAGAACAGATTCACGAATTGTTTCCAACTTCTCCAAATAATCACTTGTCTTGCTAAATTCAACCAACTTAGCTAAAGATTCAAATTTGTCAGATTCTACCAAAGACAATCCGTCTCTCACTTCTGAAATAACGCCAAGCTTGACTAAATTGTCGTTTTGTTCAACCAACGAGATGTTTTCGTTAATTAGCTTATCGTATTTTCTGTTAGATTCTTCCAAAGCCGACTCATTTGTACATTCACGGCTTTCAACAATATCCGCTATTTTAACACCACCAGCTACAATCATTGAATCAAAAGCTTCAATTAACATATCAGCGTGACTAGATTTAACGCTCTCAGCTAAAGTTTCCTTAGTGTCACTAACGAACTCTTCAACAACCCGGTCCATATAACCACTAACCGTTTCAGTCATCTTTTCTCGTTGCAACTCAACGAACTCTTCAGCCTTTTCAGTTAAAAAATCAATATGCGATTCTGATTTTTCATTCAGCTCTTCAATACAAACCTCAACAAACGCTTCGCTGAGTTCTTCGGCCTTTAATTTTGAAAACTCTTCAGCCTTTCCGTTCAACATATCAATATGTTCGTTGGACTTTTCATTCAACATCTCAATATGTTCTTCGTGGTCTTTGAACTTTTCATCCAACATATCAATATGTTCGTTGGACTTTTCATTCAACATATCAATATGTTCGTTGGACTTTTCATTCAACATCTCAATATGTTCGTTGGACTTTTCATCGAGTTCTTCGATTTTAGCTTCATGAGATTCGTCTAATTTTTCGATGTGTTCTTCTGACTTTTCGTTCAACCTTTCTAATTCTTCGTCCAAACGTATGTTGACAACTTCATCAGACTTACGTTCGACCGCTTCGTTAAACTGTTGTTTCAACCTAAGCTTTAAATTGGTTGTAAAAATTTTGTCGTCTAAGGATTCAAAAATTTTATCTAAACCTTCCATGTTTTCTCCTTGTTATATTTTTCTCTTTTACGCTTTGTTTCGTATTATTTATATTTTTCTGAAAATATATCGAAAAAATTTAAGCGTTTTAGTTATAAAAGAGTGTTGTTGGTTAGAACGCTTGTAAAATAGTGTCGAATTTTTCCGAAACGGCTGTGTCTAAAGCAACTTTGTCAAATTCAATCGTGGATTCTTTCAAAGATTGAGTTATGTTTCCATATTTGTCTATGACAAATGGTAGATCTTCAATAACACCTTCGTTCAGTTGGTAACTTTCAACTAAACCGTTCATGGTTGCGTTGTAATCTGAAGGAGCTGCTACAATGTCGTAAGTTATCAATTTGAAGTTTTCAACAACTCCGTCTTTAACAGAACCTACTCCACGAGATGAAACTGACATCTTAACACCGTTGTCTATTAACGTTTTAAGCTGGTTTGCTTTAGGGTTGTCTAAAAGTACAGCTTCACCCATCACAAACCGATCTTTAATCTTCAACATCGTAATCTTAGCAACTGCTTCCATAGGTTCGACTTTAGACCTAGCTGGGTGTTCGTACTCCATCAAAGTGTTGATAGAACCAGATGTGAAATTCTCTTGGTACTTTTGAATTTCATTTTCCCAAATGTTCCTAGGGTACATACGACCGTTTCGGTTCTTCTCACCAATAGTGCTAAAATTTCCTCTAATCTTGTACTTCTTCTCGGTTTTTCCAGAAGATTCGTTGATGGATTCTTGAACTAAAAATTCAGGAGAACTGTCATTGTCGAAAATTAAATTTAACATGTTATTCCTCAGGAGATGCGACGTCTGCAAACTTAGCTTTCATCGTGCTGATATTTTCCATATAGTTTGTGTATTTCCGAACCAATGGATCCGAACTCAACCTATTTAAAAGTTCTTTCTTCACGATTTCTGAAAATTCGCTATATTCACCAAGCTCTGCTTTCTTAATAAGATATGTATCCAAAGTTAACTCCAAATCAGTTTATGTATATTTATATTTTTTTTTAATAATATGTGTTTTTTATTTTCGTTTTTTGGCTTTAGCTATCATATGTTCAGCAGAATATCTACCATTTGTGAATGTTTCTGTTGTTAACTGAGCTACTTCTAACATTCGTTCTGGAGGAATTACAACTCCAACACGTCCGAACCTTTTGTTAATGTACAAACGTATAATTGGAGCGTAACCGAGTTGTCTTAATAAAGGTTTCAACTCCTCGTAACTAAACTGCAAAGGTTTCCCAGCTTTTACATTTTTAGCATTAGATAGGACTATAACTTTAATTAAATTAATACGCATGTAAAAAGGTGCCCAGTGGAAGTTCAACCCAAGTGTGTGTGTTTTTCCGCGTTTTAAAATCAAAACTAAAGGAGTCTTGTCGTAAGTTTGTTCCTTATCTTTAGCGTCGTAAACTCCAAAAATCAAATTACCAGGTTTGAAATGCGACTCTTTGAGTTTTTGTTTCTCTTTAATGAGCTCTTTGACCTTTTTTTTAGCCTGAAAGGGATTGAGCTCCTTCAACTTAGAAAGAGCCCCAGCACCAAATTGCTTAATCTTCTTTAAAATGTCCAAATTACACCATTCGTTATACCTTTAGCAAAATTCAACCGAATACACCACTTTTAAAAGGTATTTATACTCGGGTTGAATTTGAAATGAATACTAAGAATATATGTACCTAAATATACAACAGTTCATCTAACAACATGTACTGCAACTAATTAGTCTTATTTGTATCACATGAATTAATTATAAATCGCGGCAGTTATACCTGTTACCAAAATAGACCCATCCAATAAAGTAGTCGCCGCGTTATTGGCTTTAGACACACTAATTACAGCCCCTGTAGATGAAAGAAAAGCTGTTATAGGGGTGAATACTAAAGACGATGGATCAAAAATGTAAGTACTACTACCAATTATTAAAACTTTGCCGCTTGCTAGGGTCGCTTGCGCATGGTATGATAAAGCAGATGGCATTGTTGCTATGTTAGTCCATGTTGAAGTAGATACGTTGAACAAGTCAACGTTAGTCGTTGCACCAACTCCACCAGTCAACAGCACATTACCGTCATTTAATAATGAAATTGCGGGCTTGTACCTAGATGACAATAACGGCGTAGTTGTCGACCAAGTGTTCAACACGGGGTCGTATAAATAAACAGTTGGTGATGGTGTATTTATAGTCCCACCAGTCAATAATACATTTCCGTTATTTAATGTAACTTGTGCGTTGTTCGCTTGTGCTACTGGCAAAGGAGCTTTAGTAGTCCATACATTGTTAGCTACGTTGTAGCTATATACGTTGTTTATCCAAACCCCAGCTGGCGTATATCCACCACATACTAACACGTCTCCGTTTAACAAGGTACTTTGACTGTGATAAGAATACGATATTGGCAATGACTTTTTCAAAGTCCACGTGTCGTTCAACAACGAATACATATAAGTTGCCCCAGCGTTCGTGACTAACACATCTCCGTTTAATAGTAGAGATTGCCCATGTAAATTAAACGCAACTTGCAAAGGTGCTTTAGCAGTCCACACTCCTTGGTATACATATACAAAAACCGTTTGAGTTGTTCCTGAAACCTGAGCTAATTGAGATACTAAAGTTGCTGAATTATACTTCATTGTGAAATTGTAAACTGTATTTACTGATAAAATAGCCTTAGGGACTTGGATTGAAGTTAAATTAACTAAGTCACCTACTGAACTCCAAACTGTAACCCCGGCAGAATCAGTAACTACCCAATCTGTACTTACATGTACTTCTGCAGTTCCTAAAGTTAAATACGCTGAACCTGT